GAGAGTATAAGGCAGGTTGGAGTCTACTCTCTCAGCTTGTTCCACCAACCATTACAAAGATAAGGATAAAAAAGTTCTTATACAAGTTGTGTATTAAAAAAGATTGTTGTATCTTTGTGTTGGTGCTTTAGAGTGTGGGGGATTTATTATACATACTTCCCACCCTACTACCACCCTAAAGGTACCACTTTTTTTGTTAAGAAACAATATAAATAAGGGAATGTTATCTGCACAGACTTAAATGTTATCCGCACCCTTGGTATGTTTGTCCACAGTGTCCATCCCTATGTCAATAAACATTCTTCTTATATCGTGGTAGTTGGACTCATCCAATTGGTAGTATCTATTTAGGAATGTCAGTACATGATTCAAGTCAGCATCCACAATTATATATTGATTTGTAGATAGGGGTTTCTTACTCCATCCCCTCTTGGCAGGTTCAAACCATATTATCCCATCCCCAACCGTTGAGGTGAATATTACTTTGATACCATTCATATCCTCAGCTACCCTTGGGGTGAAACTACTCTCTATGAATTCTCTGATTTCTTCCATACCCTTAAATATATAACCCTTCCCTTAGTTGTGAACACCATATGTTAATAACTTTTAATTAAGGGGTACAGTTAATCCCCCATTAAAATTGTTAATAACTTTTTATAAATTACCTCTGACACACTGTCAGGGGATATTTTGTTAATAACTTTATCCCATTTTATTAGGATTTGTCAGAATGTCAGTTAGACGTTAGGGACAGCACAATCCCTTTCCCCACTTTCTACCACCATCCTGTAGTAGTGTAAAACAAGAAAATCCTTTATTTCACCGATGAAATCGACAATAAATCCCTGTTTAGGGGTTAATAGAAGGTATTAATTTACTAGTTATATATTCTAGCAAATAATAGAGGTTAATTCCCTATAGCGGGGGAGACGTAGTCTTAAGGAATTAAATAAGTAAACCTCAACGTATCTGTAGGACTACTTTTTTAAAACCATGACAAAATGACCTCAACGAATAAGGTCTTAAAATGACTTACAAAAGTGGGAGAAAGTGGTAGAAGTATTGTTAATTAACCCTATGGGTTATTGTTTATATACTATAGTATTCTTTCTCTTATAGTATAATGTTTTCATATGTGTGTATATACCCTTTAGGGTACTGTAATGATATTGTTTTATTATACCCTACTAAGTTATGAGTATAAGTCTTTAGATGACCTTCTTCAGGGAAATAGGGGAATGGATTTATTTCAGACACTGAAAGTGAACGATAGTGAACGTCCCTTTAGGGTGAGGGGGATGGAATTAATTTATTACCTTTATTTCCTTTCTCTATAAAATAACTTATATTGTATGTATGTTTAAATTTAATTATAAAGTTGGTAGAGCGATACCTAATGTAGAGTGTCAGATAATACTGAAGGATTTGTATAGACAATCTGAGAAGTTCACTATTACTGATGCCTTTGGTGATGTCTCCCTTTCTGTTTATGAAACCCCTTATGAGGATGTGGAAGACTGTGATGGTAAGAGACTCATGGATTATAGAATTAAAGAGTTAGAGAAGTCCTTAGGTGTTAAGTTTAATAGAGATAGGTTTATCATTAAGTATACAGGTGACCGTCTCGAAATGGAACCTCATTACGATGGGAGTTATACTACCACCCTTATTTATTTAAACAATAACTTTAGAGGTGGCTCTACTAACTTTCCTCTCGCTCGTTTAGAACATGTACCTCAGAAATATAAGCCAGGTCATTACATACATTATAACTCTAACCATATCTTGGCTTATCATGGTGGGATGCCAGTTACAGAAGGAACTAAAACTGTTATAGTACTTAGAAGTATGAAGATAACCCCGTGGACTATGTTAACCATATTACCGTGGCGTTTATTTAGAGATGTATTCTTCGAAAGATTTATACTTGATTGGGTCGTAAAGAAATTCTTTACGTGTGTTAACTGTAAAAGAATTAAGAAATAATGATGTTAGTAGGATTAGTAGGTTGCTCTGTAGTCTATATTGGTTATAGTATAAAAGAAAGATTTGAAGGTAGACATAAATGGTAAGTATGAAAAATAATGTATTGGTACTTGGTGATGGACTCTTGGGTCGTGAATTGATTAATCAGACTAATTGGGATTATGTTTCCCGTAGTAAGGATGGTTTCGATATTAACCACCTCGATGAGTTTATATTATCTAATTATGATATTGTTATTAACTGTATTTCACATACTGATACTTACGATAAAGATAGAGAACTTCATTGGAATGTTAACTGTAAGTTTGTGGATAAGTTAATTGATTACTGTAATGAACACTTTATTAAACTTATTCATATTTCTACTGATTATGTTTATTCTAATTCCATTCCCTTCGCCAGTGAGAATGATGTCCCTGTTCATTGTAATAATTGGTACGGTTATACTAAGTTATTATCTGACGGTCTTATTCAGTTAAGGTCTGAGGATTATCTTCTTATACGTTGTTCCCATAAACCCACTCCTTTTGTATATGATAACGCTTGGATTGATTATGTCGGTAACTTCGATTATGTGGATACTATCGCCACTCTCATTATTGATTGTATTAATAAAGATTTGTCAGGTGTGTATAACGTAGGTACAGACGTTAAGACGATGTTTGACTTAGCTAATGAGACTAATGTTGTTGAATCCTCTTTTACCCCCTCACACGTCCCTAATAATCTTTCTATGGACCTAACTAAACTTAAGTCCTCACTCCCTTAATGTATGACAACATTTGCAGTTCCACATGAAGTGATTGATGTATTGTTTGATAAACTTATTTATCCTAAACATCCTGAGCTTACTGATTGGGATATACACGAAGACACTCTTTTATTATTTGTAGACACTAACCTAATTGATTTTACGATGAGTGATGTCATTGAGTTTGAAACTTATATAATGTTGGAAGAAGAATATGATTGTTTCACTTCTGACTATTTCTATGAGATTCTTTCGTCTGATATCATTGATACCGTTAACCGCTCTTTTGATTTAATTGACAATCATTATAAAATTGAGTTAGTTTTATCTTCTTAAACTATTTATAACAATGTAATCTTTCTGTTAGTGGCTCGCACTTATTCCTCCCAGCCCTCTTCATCTAAACTTCTAATATAATTCCACCTTTCGATTTCATCATTAATCGAATCCTGTTTAGTGTAGATATATAATTCACCATCATCGACATACCAATCTAATATATTTGAATCATTATCTAACGAATCCTCATTAAAAAGTTTATCTTCTTTAGGTACCAAACGTATTGTATCATCGTTGTTAACCGTAGGAATATTATCATCACTTTTTATTATCTCTTCAGTATAAGTAATACTTCTATCTTGCATTAAAATTCTTACTACGACTAAACATGAAAGTATTATCGATATTATTGCTAAATTTTTTGATATATTTCCCATATTACTTACCTAAATTATCTTTTTCTGAAATTATTGGATTATCAGTAAACTCTTCTATAATAGATTTAACTTCAGGAATATCTTTCCACACAATCGAATGTTCTGACTCAGGAGAGTATTCACCCTTAACCATATAAACAACTATGGTGTCAGGTTCTAAAGTTAAGAACCCATGAGCATACTCATCATGTAAGTAAACCGCATTCCCTTCATTTACTATTACGTGTTGTGTTTTATGTGTTTCTAAATCATAAGCTATGTCTATAATTGAACCACGAATAACCTTAACGTATTTCTCTTGTGGTGGGTCTGTTTGATAGTGTAAACCCCTAAAGGTATATCTACCATCATTAATTGAAATGGAACATTGTGTCCATTCCTTTCCCATTATATCTAACTCCATTGGGGTATAACTCCCTCGATTATCTTTAAATGTCTTATGGTCTCTTATTATCATCTTTTATTATTTATTAATTAATATACTTATCTCTCTTGCTAATTCTTTAAACCACTCCACACTATGACCTCTTGTTGTTTCAGCTGCCGTACCTATTCGAATACCACTTGTTTCCACAAAACTTCTAGGGTCGTTAGGTATTCCATTCTTATTAACTGTAATACCGTTTTCTTCTAACATATCAGCGATTACTCTTCCACTATATTTCTTAGTTGATAAATCAATTAAAATTAAATGTGAATCGGTACCATCGGTTAGAATCGGTATATCATTTTCTCTGAAGATATCACACATATGTTTTGCATTTTCTTTTACTTTAATACAATACTCCTTAAAATCTCTTGTGTTTGCCTCTATGAAACATTGGGCCTTTGCTGCGATTATATGCATTAATGGTCCTCCCTGAGTACCAGGAAATATTGCTCCATTTATTTTCTTTGTATAGTCTGAATCGTTCCAAATAATAATACCACCTCTTGGTCCTCTAAGTGTTTTGTGTGTCGTTGAAGTTACTACATCCGCATATTCAATTGGATTGGGGTACTCACCTCCAGCAATAAGACCTGAATAGTGAGCCATATCCACCAAAAGTATCGCTCCTACTTCATCAGCAATCTCTCTAAACTTTTTCCAATCGATTATCCTTGAGTAAGCACTCGCACCTGCAATAACCATTTTAGGTTTAACTTCTAACGCTTTAGTTCGTATATCATCATAGTTTAAATAACCATTATCATCCACACCATATGAATGAGCGTCGTATACTTTACCTGAAATATTAGGTTTACTTCCATGAGATAAGTGACCACCACTCGCTAAATCCATTCCAAGTATTGTATCACCTGGTTTTAGGAATGCTTGAAATACCGCAGTATTAGCGTTTGCACCACAATGTGGTTGAACATTAGCAAAGTTACAATTATATAACTTTTTTAATTCTTCTATTGCAAGTGTCTCCACCTCATCCATATGGTCACATCCATTGTAATATCTTTTACCAGGATATCCTTCAGCATATTTGTTAGTGAATATTGAACCCGCCAATTTCATTACTGAATCAGACGCAAAGTTCTCACTTGCTATTAATTCAATTGTATTAGATTGTCTAAAATTTTCTTTATCGAGTATCTCTTCTATTCTTTTGTCCATTTTTAAGATATCTTAATTTTTTCTACGATTATTAGTAGTGTTATTTCTACTTGGATTATTGTTCGTTCTTGTCGGTGTACTTCGATTAATTACAGGACGACTATTATTAACTCTTGGTCTTGTATTATTATTAACTCTTGGTCTTGTATTATTATTAATGGTCGGTCTATTATTATTAATGGTAGACCTATTATTATTTGGTCTATTATTGTTAATGGTAGGTCGACTGTTATTATTAATATAAATCTTTTCTCTTTTATTATCAACCTTAACACTACGTTTAGTTGATTCTATCATTGAAGATTGTCCTATTCTGTCTCGTATAGTCATAGTACTACCTCTTCGACCGTTGATATACGACACATTATTTCTACCTCGTCTTCCGTACCAACCATTTTGACCGTAATTGTTCCACCCGTAATAATTATTCCATCCATTACCATAGTACCCATTATATCCCCATCCGTGGTTATTCCAACCATAGTAGATTCCATATCCCCATCTATCATATCCAAATGGTGACCATCTATGAGGAGAACCCCAAGAATTCCACCCTGTATAACCCCAAGCCCAATCATTCCACATTTGGTCTCTATTCCAATAATAAGAATTATATCGGTAATCATACTGTCTCCCTAACAATCGGTTATTCCAATCAAATGATACTGGTTGACTCAAGGCATATCTTGCAAAGTCTAATCTAAAACCTATATCTGTTCTTAGTTTATTTCTAAATTGAAATTCATTTAAAGTATCCACCCTTAAATTGTCTCCAACTACATAATAATTTTCGTCATCATATATAGGGTCATGGTTTAATGTTGATACTGTAAATGTCGCACAACTTGTCGTTAGAAGTACGATTAATAATAGTAATGAATTTTTCATATTTTTTATTGTTTAAAAGTTGTAATTATAAATCTTACATTCAGGATTTAAATTACTAAGATTTGGAAACGTTACATCTCCAATTTTATTATTATCAATATGAGATATGTGTAATTCCGTAAACTTATCACAGAATCTCTCATATGTTTTTTTACCTCCGATACACCAATCACAATTATAGTAGTGAAAAACGGAATGGTCCCTTTTATCAACAATCATTAACTCTCTGTTGGGTAAAAAGGGTAGGGCTTGAGCGGTACGATAACCGACTAATAACGTATCACCATAAGTCATACGTTTGAAATGATTTAAATCTTTTTTATTGTGCCATAAAAGTTTATCACCTTTACCGATAAAACCAAGATTGTTTACTGCTATAATTGCTTTCATAACCTACACATCAACATTCACGCCGAAACATCCGTTTTCGGAAATTAAGTTCTCTTTAATTAATTTTATCTTTAGGTTATCCACATCTAATATAAACGCATCATAGTCAGATGTTAAATATTTACTATATACTTCGAGTAACTTAAAACGCATTAAAAAGTCACCATCTATATAGTGACCAATAATTTTACTAGCCTCTTCTCGACAATCAGGCCCCACTACTTCGTTGATGATTTCGGTGAAGTTAATCTCCTGAATATCCGATAATTTTAATATTAATTCACTCATACTACAAATATATAAATTATTATTTAATAATCGAGTTATTAACCGTTTTTTATCTTAATATTACAGATAACTGAATGTCAGTTACAACCTCATATCCATAAATATGGTTATAAAAGAAAACCCCTCACCATTTCTGATGAGAGGTCTTAATTTTCATAATCAATTGAACTTATATTTGTGATTCTGCTGTTACTACTAAATTAGAGAAACTCCATCCACCACCCTTATGTTCAACTGAACCTTCAGTCCAATTACATAATGTACCGTGTGAACATTCTCCACCCGTATCTTTGTACCACTTAGTTGGTTCATCATCACCAGGTGACCAATCACCGTGATATGAAGGTGTAAACCACCATCCTACTTCCATACCATCTTTTAATAAAGACATATCTAAAGTAGAACCATCACCAATAGATGGGTCAGTCATATCAAAAACTTTAACACTACTATCTCCTTGAGAAAGTGTAATCACCATATTAGTATAATCACCATTAAAGACAGTAACCATATGAAATGGTTTAGTAGGGTCAATCTTACCAACTAAACTGTGTACACCTCCAAGTGTTGATGATGTCATTTCATCCCAATTCCAACAATCAGTATTCGCAGCTTCAGTATATGAAACTTCCCACCTTTGTTTACCCTTTTTAATTGTGTCTAAATGTAACGTATGTTGGAACATTTTATTACCGTTAGTCTCTAATAAATCAATTTCATTACAGAAGTCACATTGTTCGTATTCCGCATCACAGTATTTATCACCAATAGGTTGTACGTCTCTAGTAACTAAGTACATCGCCGCGTTTAAGTAATCCGCGGTCCACCCTTTATTTTGTTGTAACCCCGATAAGTCAATGTCAACTTCAATTTTACTGATATTTTTATATCCATTTTTTGAACACACTCTACCTGCCGCAGGATTTCCTTCTGTACCAAAACTTACACCACCAGAACTAACTATAGGGTTAGGTCCACATTTTTGATAATCAACATCAAATTCAGGTATAAAAGTTGTTTGAGTTGTCTCCTCAGGACATATACATGGGTCTTTAAACGGACATGGACAACCCTCTATACCTACAGGACTCACTTTACCTGTAGTAGCATCAACACTCACAAAACCTTTACTAGTCGTGAAAATGTACTGTGCAAAGTTAAATCCTGGTTCTAACGGTCTTCTTAAGACTACTTCAGACCAATCAGCAACTCCTTCAACTCCTGTACCATATCCCGCGTCCAATAATAATTGTTCAGCATCCTCTAAAGTAAGTTTTACAGGTAATTTTATTACCTCATCTTCCATAAATGGAGAATTAATCACTTTAGATTTTGTCTTCCCATTAGAATCACACAACACCTCAATAGTAGTGTTGTTAACACCCGCGAATACCGATTTAACACCCGTTAATTCTTTAGTTGCAGTTGATTCATAAAATAAAGCGGTAGTATCAATACTTTTTGCCACTTCCTGTGTTTGATTTACCATCTCATTGAAAGTTAAATCGTTTTGTTGAGTACATCCAATTAAGAGTAATCCCAACATCATTGTTAATAGTTTTTTCATTTTTGTTTTTTTGTTTTATCTTTATTTATTATATTGCCGTACTCATCACATAAAGGTGCGGTTATAATTTCATAAATTATAAATATCCATGAAATTAAGAATGAACCTATGATTATTTTGATTAACATATTATTCTATTTTTCCGTATTCTTTTTTTCGTTTATATCAAAATTCTCCTTCTCATAACCCTCTATATCATTGTAAGCATAAGTCTCAAAATTAGGATTTGTTTCAACCCAAGTTTTATATTCATATTGGTTATTTTTATTAACAAATATCTCATTAACTCTTAATTTTCTTTCTTCTAATTCCATCAACTGTTGATGTAAGTATTCCCTTTGTTCTCTATATTCAGGTTTATAAGCTAAATTATGTGATTCCTCAATATCGTTAACTAAGTCGTATAACTCATATTCTTTTTGATATCTACCTAATGAATCGAAATAATATGTGTACTTCCAATCATGTGTACGGATTGCCCTTAATCTATTAGTTGCTTTAACAGAAGATGGTAAATTATTCGAACCCGACTTAGTATCATCAAAAGTAAATAATATAGAATCTTGAACTGATTTACCTTCCTCAATTATTGGTATTAAACTCTCACCTCTTGAGTTACTGTCTTTAGGTACACCAACAATCTCAGATATCGTTGGGAATATATCAATAAGTGTTGCTAATTCATCTGACGATTCTTTTTTGTTAAACACAATAGGGTTTGATATCACCATAGGTATTCTTAACGCCTCTTCATAAGCAACAAAAGCCTTTTGTCTCATACCACCATGTGACATCCCCATCTCTCCGTGGTCCGCCAATCTTATAACCACCGCATCATCAGCGAGTCTACTACCTTTGGTATCATCATAAAGTACATCAATAAATTTACCAATTTCACCATCAATCTTAGTTAGTAGGTATGCGTAAAAATTTAAGTAATTCAATTTCATATCATCATTTCGTAAGACACCTAATAAACCATCAGCAGCAATGTTTGTTTGTAATTGAGCCATAGGTTTACCATTTTTAAGTAATTGTTCCGTAACTGTAGGTGGTAAGTCGGTAATAGTTCTACCAGTATATTCATCGGGAGTATAACCAAATTGTACTGACTTTGGATAACCTAACACATCATGAGGATTTACTAAACTTAATACTAAACAATAAGGTTTTCTTGGTTCACCCTTTTGTCTACTGATTCTTACCTGTTCTAAATACTCTATACCTTCTTTCACATACCTTGCATCAGCATTTGGATAACCCCCACCAAAGTTTTCAGGTTTCGCATCTTCACCCGCATCAGGTCCAACCCAACCTTTAAACCCATAAAGTGATATTTCTTTAGCTAATGGGTCACCACCATCAGCACCTTTACTTAAATGCCATTTACCTCTGTATTGTACATCGTAACCGATACTATCTAACATCTTACCAATGTTATTACTTTTATTATTTAATTGTATTTCACCAGGTGAGTATATACCACCTGTTGTTAAGGTTTCAGTACATTGATGTTGTGATGGGTACGTACCAGTAAATAAAGTAGCTCTACTCGGTGTACACATACAACTATTACAGAAGGCTTTATCAAATGTGAAACCATTATCTTTTAATTTAGTTAGTGTTGGTAGATTTTCTTGTTCCCATCCTTCAGGAAAGTACTGAGTGGCTCTCTCTTGGTCTGTTATTATTATTACAATATCAGGTTTATCAACAAGTAATTCTTTAAATTTGTTTTGTTTTTTCATGATGTATTTTTTTAAAAAGTATTAAATAAGATACTTTAGTGTATAGTTAATTGTTTATTTATACTTATTACTAACTAAAATTAAAAGATATGGCACACCCTATTTTACACTCTAAATCATCCGCTAAAAAGTTTGGTGGGAAACCTGAAGATTATTTACATATACATAATTGGTTTGATGAAACTAAATCATGGATTGGAACATCTTTTCATCGAATATTTAGACACCATTCAGAAGGTATCTTTGAATGTGAGAAAACCTTTGGTGAGTCATTCTTAAATTCAGACGGTAAAGAAGTTTTTGTTCGTTACATAGGTGAACAACACGTTAAAGAAGATTGTAATAACTATATTCCATCAGCAAAAGAATGGGTAGATGCTTTAAATAATAAAGAAAAACCCTTATGGATGATGAAAACTATGAAATTAAAGTTTACTGACTAATATTTATATATAAAAACTATCATGGAACAGAAATACAAAGTACTATTTAATTTAATTAATCCGGCATTCTTAAAATCAGGGTGTAAAAAAGCCGTTATGGAGTTTGATGAAGCCTTCTCAATCTATCAAGATGGGTATTATTGTGGTTATCAAAATAGTGGTAGTCCAAAAAGTTTCTTAATTCCTATTGAACGTGAACTTAGTGAGTATGTTGAAGAGGCTGTCGGTGATAATACTTGGCACGAAGAGACAGGTAGTGAATACTACACTTATGAAGTTGAAATTAACTCTGAATATAGAAGTGTTGAAATATTCGGAACCTACACAGTTTACGGTACCGAACCCATTAATGAAGTAGTAATAGATGAGGAAGAAGAACCAGAAGAATTTAAACCTATCTTTGATTACTTAAACGATGAAGGGTCCGACATATTAGAAGTTAATGTAGACGCTGGTGGAGATAGTGGTTGGATTCACGACACAAACGATGACGTTAATGGTAATACTATACAAACTTCAGACCAAATGGAAGAAGTATGTTATAGACTATTAAACCAACATCCTGGATGGGAAATTAATGAAGGTTCTTACGCTAAGTTTACATTTGACCCACATAGACGTATTTTGATATGGGAATTCGCTTACAATACTGAAGAACAGGCAAGAGAATTAGTGTCTTCTGAAAAGTTTTAAGTTAATTTTTCACCAATTTTATCACCAAACATTAACTCACGTTTCCACTTTAAATCTTTGGATTTATAACTGAGGTAACTCTCCACACCTGAAATTAATGCCCCTTCAAACGTATCGTAATCCAAATCAGAAACACCTAAGTTAGTTTCGTCACAAAGAATATCCTCCTCCTGTCCAAAATCATTTAAGTCTATAACTGAGTAATAATAAGAAAGTTCAGGACCTTCGCTCGCATCTCTAAAAGGTAAGGCGGTAATATAAATGTGTTGGTTACGTAACCACGATAAAACATCATCCATATCAGGATATTTGTTCAAAGCGGTAACATCACCGACTTTTACGGTCTCAAAGGGGTAAACACATGTTTGTAGGTAGTTGAAGATTGTTTCAGTAATTCGCATAAGATTATTTATTTTCTACAAACTTAAAATAAATAATGGAATTAATCAACCTTTTTTGTTCGATTTTCACTAAAAGTAGTGCTATGTCCTAATTTAGGATGGTTAGACAGCGATTTAGAGTTGTAAATGGATTTGAAACTATTTTCATTAACTATGTTGTAATCGATACTATCTGAATCTAAACCATATGGCTGTGTTATACTATCCACATAATCTCTAAGTACATCACCAATTTCATAACCTATTTCATCCAAAACACCCTTAACACTCTCAGGTACATTATCGTTATTACTCCATAAATCACCTAACATATAAGTTTCACCATCATTCATTAAAGTTACAGATGAGTTTTCACCATTAATTGTAACCATAACATCATAATACGCAACATATTCCGATGTGTCTGATAAGATATGATTGGTCTGACCCGTATAAATATCCATAGTCACCTCACTAATAATTCCCTCAATCTCATAACCGGCTTGAGTATAATTAAATGGTTCACCAACCTTTAACTCTTTTTTAATTTTCTCATAAACATTATAAATCCCACCAAAGTATTCAATTTTATAAGCTAATATTTTAGCTTTATCCTCCCTATTAGAACTGTCTAAACCTAAGTAATGGTAAATAGGTGTAGATTCAACACCTTTGTCGTCCCAATACTTAAATAATAAATCTTTTTGCTTTTCGTTTTCCTGTAACGATTCCTCTTCCTTTGAGAAATAATCTTTATTCTTAATAAGAAAATCGTAGAAATATTCTAATGGTAGTTGTTTTTTTGTTCCTTCGTACTTTTGTGATAAGTCTTGATATACCTCATCTAACATACCCATCTTTAGACCTTTAATCAAGTCGCTAAATATATCAGCAAATAGTGCAAACATTTTTATGTCAACACCACTGTATCGTTCGTGAACTATATTTTCTAAGAGTTTAAGTAGTTTCATTACAGATAAATATATCTAAAATGTAGTTTGCCACTCTTTAAATTCTTTTCGGTCTTCTTTACTAATCCATAATTCATGACCTTCCAAAGAACTATGACTAACTTCTACCCAATTCGGTATTAATACTCGTTGATGGTTTTCCCATATATGATAGGTTAATTGTTCAATACTTTTTCTCAAATACTGAGCACTTTCAGGGAAATCTTCCATAACCATCTGTCTATAGACCCCCCATTCATATTTATGACTTTGGTCTTTAACAAATTTATTTCTTTCAGAATATCTTTCAATACTATCCATATCTTTATACATAAAAACAACTAAAACATCTTGTAAGTAATCTGTTATTCTATGTAAATGTCCCGATTGTGAAGGACCAAAAGATGAGTACTTATCGTTCATATGATTTTTATGAAATGTTCTTATACCATCTTCTTCATTATACCCATTTAAATCCCACGCATATTCACCTCTAACTTCAGGTAAATTAAAATCTTTAGATATTATTTTTGTCATTATCTTATTACCCGCACCATGAGGTCCAGTGACAATAACTTTATTGTATTTACTAATAACTGACTTTAAATCTTTATATTCCTTACTCATCTTTTTTTATGTTTTCTAAAATTATACCATTAATATTATCACCATATAAATTAGGGAACTCATGTTTTAAATCCTTTAACGGTATAACTAAACCTTCCCATTCTTCCTGTTCATGTATTTCATTAACCATAAAATTATAAAAGTCTATACTCTGTTTAGACCTAAAAACTTCTCTTATTATTTTTTGTATATGAGTAAACTCTTTATTACGTAAATCAACACCCGTAACGTTTTTAGCTCTACCCCATACAAATTTAACCCTTGAGTTTATATCCACCGTATGTGTTTCAACATTATCTTCAAACACATCTCTTAAATATATTTCTTTATTGCCCTTTATCTCAAAAGTATAGTATCTTTGGATGAAGTTAATTACGTTTTTCTCCATTAACATCCTCTTTTAAGATAGAACAATAATAGTAATCACCAGTGTCTTTAAACTTATTAAATAAAAACTTTCTTACCGAATCAGAATCATATTCTTTAAGTAAGGTAGACGCGTAAAGGTGTTTAGCACTATCCCACACATCATCTCTTTCAATATTATCAATAAGAATTTGTTTACTTAACATCGTTTAATTACTTAATGGAGCTTTAATAGTTGGTTTATAATTATAATTTATTAATTCATAGTTGAATTCACCACCTAATAAATTAACACCTTTAAAGTTAATATGTGGTAAATCGTAACCTTCTCTCTTAATCTGTTCTTTAGCCTGATTTAAATGATTTTGATATAAATGGACATCACCTAAATTACCTATTAATTGGTCTGGTATCATATGTACCTCTTTTGCAATTAACATAAGTAAAGTAGCATATGAAGAAATGTTAAATGGTAACCCTAAGAATGTGTCTACAGACCTTTGGTTCCACATTAATGATATAGCTCTCTTTGGTGTTGGTTCGTGTCTTTTATCATCAAAATCAGGTAGGTTTTTAGGGTCGAAATATCTTTCCATACCTGTCTCATAATTATTTTTGAACCAGTATTCATATCTCTCTTTATCAGTTAATAATCTAGTGTATATTTGAAACCCATAATGACATGGAGGTAAAGTCATTAAATCTAACTCCCCAACATTCCAAGCACTAACCATTAACCTTCTTGAGTCTGGATTCCTTTTAAGTTGTTCAAGTAAATTTTTAATTTGGTCAACACTTTTTTCGTTATAAACTTGTAACGTATCCCCTTCAAATACTTGCTCACCTTCTTGAAACCATCCTCTCCACTGAGCACCATATACAGGACCTAACTCACCCCATGTCTTTGCAAATTCATCATCGGTTTTGATTCGTTCAATAAACTCATCCATAGTATCAGGCCAATTACCTTTATACTCATTAGTTTTACTAATATAGTTTTTGAAAGCATCACCATTCCAAATGTTACATCCGTTGTCCACCAAGTACTTGATGTTGGTATCTCCTTTTAAGAACCACTTCAATTCAGTCATCATTGTTTTGACTGCCATCTTCTTTGTGGTAAGAAGAGGAAACCCTTCTTTCATATTATGTCTTATAGTATAACCAAAAATAGACTTAGTACCCGTACCAGTCCTATCTGATTTATCTACACCATGTTCTAAAATAGTAGATAGTAATTCGTTATATTGTTTATCAATACTATTCATTTTACTTATGAGTGTAAGTATTCAATAATAGTTGATTGTTGTGGTACTCTAATAATTGGAACACTCGGACCCGCAGGTTCTTGTTTTTGTCTAACTTCGTAATAGTTATTCCCATCATCTTTAATTGTTGTCACATTTGGATATTCAACAACATGAGTCTTTTCCATGTCAGGTTTATAAACCAAAGTATGTTTTTTTGTATTAAACGTTAATTTTATCATCTTATATTATTTTTTAGTATTTTTAAGGCATTAAAAAACCTTTCTCCTAAAATAGAAGAAAGGTTAGTATTTGTCAATATATTATTTAAATTAAGTTCCGATAACTAACTCGTCATAATTCAGTTTTTCCATACCTTTTAGCTCTTCCTCAGCCTCATCGTACATGAAAGATTTTACAACTGAAACAACACTCTGTTCTGATTGAGCAATTTTACTTTCCATCCAATCATCAAGTTGTTCACCTTCTTCCATTTGTTCCCACATTTTATATGCTAGTGTGGCTATTGTAAATAATTGTTGTTTTGCCATATAAGAACCATCATGAGAACCCTCTTTAATGTTTGACTTTAATTTACGTAATTGTGATTCAGTTATTATTATGTTTGACATATCCGTTGGTATTTTATTATAAATATAGTTATATTAGTAAAATTGTAGATTATTAATTAAAAAAGGTGAAGATTTCTCTCCACCTTTAGGGACCGACTTTGGCTATCGGACTACTCCACCATCTCATTTAATCTAATAAGAAAATCTATCTTTCCTTCACCTCTAAACCATTTCTTCAATGATTCCTATTACTTCACTAACTATAAGTATAATACAAGCGGTAATCAAGTTAAAAGGAATAAAACCGTAACCAATAATTCTAACACCTGATTTAATAAAACTTATAATTTTGTGCCACTTTTGATTTGGCATATGTTTAATATCATCAATCATCCATACCTAATTTACGTTCAAAATAATTTGCATCTTCAATAACCTCAGGGTTCTGTTTAATAGTTTGCATCGCAATCATATCTTTCATTCTTGTTGTTGACCATCCATGTGCTCTACTCGTGTAGATTACCTTTGGTGGTAAGTCATCACCCGTAAATGATTTACCAATATAATCTTCACCAAGAATTCTAATATCAGGTTCAAAGAATTTAATTAAATCATACAATTCTTCTTCAGTTTGATACACATAAACCTCATCAATATATTGAATTGCCATTAAGGTTCTATATCTTTCATATAATGGAACCACTGGTTTGTACTTGGATTTTCTATGTAACGATGGGTCTCTTTGTAAAAACACAATGAATTTATCACAATGTTTTCTTGCGTCTTCAAATGTGTAAATGTAACCCGGATGCATTAAATCAAAATTACCTGCTGTGAACCCTACAATTTCTTTTTTTTCACTCATAATTTAAAACTTTCTTTATAATGTTTATCTTTTTTTACCACTTCATTTAAAGTTAGTAGTTGTGAAATATGATAAGAACTATTATCTGTCATGTAAATAATAAATTGGTTTTCAATTTCTTCTATCTCATTAATTACCTTTATAGTTTTACTATCTCGTGGTATTACATAATCACCTACCTTAAACATTTTTAAGTTGTTTTAGTTTAATACCTAATAGGTCTAAAGTATTCTTATCCTTAACAGTTTTTTTAGCTTTTTTCTTAATCTCGTTGATTAAACCTTCAATATATTTAATCTCAGGATTAATTTCCTCAACAACCTTAACGGTCTTATCCATTTTAACCCCGTTTATCTTGTTTTTAAGGTACACAGATAATAATTCTATGAGTTTATATGAGAAGTAGAATCCAAGACAAATAAGACCTGTTTCTACTAGTTTTTCTGTCCCTACAAAATGAACACCTACTAACATAAAGATTAAAATAATAACCATTTTAATCATACTCCATAAATTATTAATTATTTTTACCATTTTTATTGTGTTTTAGATTTTTGAATTGCGTACTCGGCTAAACTAATTTTTTGAACGTTACCAATTACCATTGAAGACCTTAATAAATCATATGGTATGTGAAGAAGAAAATCATTACCGTTTGATGTGGTTAAATCCTCTTTAAGTTCCAAACAAGAATGAACCATTTTAAGATATATTTTAAACTGTATATCATCATCAAAACTTTTTTCTTGAAGGATTCCAAACTTTGGGTGTTCTATTTTAATTGTCTTCATCATATACCTTTAGTCTTCATTAAAATTAATACCATATTTTTCATTCATAGTTTTTCTAAAGTCTTCACTAACTTTTTTCAAACCTTCATTGATTCCGTTTACACATAAATCACTATATGATTCTACTATATTCATGACAGAAACTTGTTCCATAGGTAAACATTTACTGTCCTCAGTAAAAATTACAGTGTCTTCACCAAATGATTCAATAGATTCAATAATGTGTGTTGAACCGATTTTATTATCTTTTATTTTATCTCCTTTTTTCATATTACAAATATAATTAAATTTTTTGATTTAAACTAATATTATGTTTAAAAGTCTTCGTTAGTTAATGTTTTCATTTCCGTATTATTTGGTGGAGTTACAGATTCGGGTGTTGAACTAAAAACTAATGTTTTTAATAAGAACACAACTAAGATAATTCCAACTATCCAACCGCCAACCCTACCTGACGCGGCAAAGATATTTCCAATACCTTTTAGTAATTGTGAACCAAATGTTAAAACGAAACCGATAATGACTAATGTGATAATTCCTTCCATAATTTTATTTTTTTATTTATACAAATATAGTGAATAATATTCACTTACACAAATTATTGAGCATAAAAAAAACCTCAGTCGGTTAGAACTGAGGTTAAGGAAGATATATAATAGAGTATAGAACGCTGAGATTACACGTTTATGGTGACTTGTCTTTAGTGAGATTACCCTATATCGGTTGCTCATGTATCCACTCTCGTTGCCGAAAGTATCAAGTCAGTGTCGGTTATTTGAGTGAACCACTCTTTTCGTTAACAACTACTCAACTACTACTTTACTCTGTCAAACCTTGCGAGTTCACTAAGGGACGGCCATCCCACCAGGTATTTGATAATTGACATCAGGAGACTTGCGGTCTACCGATGACTTCGTTAGTCTATTGACTCGAAGTGTTAGACACCTTTCGTTGTCAACGCCCGAAGAACTTTTGCTCTCTTTTAGTTTTAGTAAAAGTAACGATGGAAATGAGAAAGATGTGCTTCGGGAGAAGTTTCGTTTCTTTTGAAAACAAAATGCTTCACACCTCTCTGTAAGTCTGTCAACTTACGGTACTTCAGGAATACGTTAACTTATCGTATCGGAATTCCTTTGTACTGGTACTCAGCCCTACAACACCTGACAGGGTGTGTCGAACCGTCACCTGTAGCTTTTCCTATTGATATCACTATCTCAACTCTGATATTCCACGGACTCAGAGTGGTCTCGTCCCTTTAGCAGTTGCCCTTAGGGTCTTGACCGTAGCCACTTTGTTTAGTTGTCAGAGTAAACTCTGCGAATATTCACGATGTACTATTCTCGTTTCAATCCCTTTAGTCCCATTGCTGGGGTTATCTAACGACGCTAAACCGCCGTCAAATGTCATACTTAACCGTTTAAGAAAAAGGGGTTAATCTTTTGTATTCCTTTCACAAACTGTGATGGTTAAGGTGACACTTACTAATATTTTCAAAGAACGTCTTCAGTACTCTTACTGAATTGTTTTACAAAACTACAACAAATTTTTTAATCTGTCAAACTTTTTTTTAAAAACTTTCTGATTTTCTGTTGGGTAAGATATAAATACTCCAATAAATCTCAAAAGTTATACAAATATACAAAAAAATTACTCTCAGACAAGCCCTTTAAGGGTTTTTTTGTGTTTTGTATTAAAATTATTGGATATTTACCCTATAATTACTCCATTAGAATCAAAATACTTATCTAAAGCACTTAATCTATCGTCCGCGTCTACTAACATTACTAACGCCTCTTCAGCGTTTTTATAGAAGTCCCCTGTTGAGTGGTCTCCGATTCCTACTGCTTTACTACCAAGTAGTTCAAGTGATAATAATGCCTTTGCTTTATCTGCCTGTGCAGATGTTTTTAACATATTTACTAATTTGTTCATTTTAAAATTATTTTTATAAGTTTATTAAATTGTTTTGTCATTGGTTCGGGTAATTCATCTTTACCAAAATACCCACATTCCGTGTGTTCGTCCCCATCATAAGCGTTTTCTAAATCAGGAAACATCTCTTCTTCAACATCCATAAGGTAGGTATAAAACATACCTTTAACTTTACTTCCGTCTCTGTTATACCTTTTTATTACCGCGGCAAACTCTATGTCTCCTAACACAGGTAAATCAGTCTCTTCTATAAACTCTCTAATCGCAGCGTCTTTAGTTGGCTCATCTTCTTCCACACTACCTGCGGGACATGACCAAAAACCTGGTAGAGTTGTTTGTGAGTTTCTTTTACAAAGTAACACCTTATTATCACATCTTACGATTATTCCTGCGTATTTTTTCATTATTAGTTTTATTGGATATTTATTAGTATGAAAGTAATCATAGAAAATAATATTTTAAAAGTCAAAGTTTCTTCCACTAAAAAATCCATAACTGATGGAATGATGGGAAAAAGATTTGATGAGTCCTTTGATGGTATGTTATTTTTTATGCCTGAACGTACCGAACAAAGTTTTTGGATGTATAATTGTATTATACCATTAGACATTATTTTCATAGATGGAACAACAATAACTAAAATTCATTCTAACTGTCAACCATGTAATGATAAGAAAAATTGTGAATCATATCAAGGATTTGGTGATACAGTTTTAGAGGTCTTTGGTGGTTTTTGTGAAGAACAAGGCATAAAAAAAGGAGACATCGTCTCCTTATCTTTATTTTAAAGTTGTCTTAATTGTTTTAAGCTATATCAAATTTTTGTAATTCTTCAATTGAGTGTTCTCTAGCTCTTCTCTTAGGACTTCCTGAATTAACATCAGCAAAATATAATGTAGACTCTTTAGGGTTACTAAACTCAGGTACACCTTTACTAATTAAGAATTTTACAGCAACTTCGGCAGCTGTTTTATCATCTAACATCTTATCAGGGTCACTAACGATATCAATACCAACTTTATTTCCATATTTTTGATAATTAGCTTTACCCGTTAATTGGTTATAACCTCTACCAACGTATTTTGAACCATCATTTTTATTATTATTACCAATTCTACCATTATATACTAAATTAAAAAACTTATCATAGTCTCTCTTTAAATCATTTAATTCTGAATCAGACATCTTTCTAGTTTTTGAAAATATTTTATTAATTCTACGATTAGATGTATTATGATAACCTCTTTCTTTTTTATTAATAAAATGAGTTTCTTTACCTATTACCGCTAACATACCAATTTGTGCGACTGGGTCTGTAATACCGTTCTCAATCATAGTATCAATTAATCTTTGTATTCCTTTAGATGCTTTACCTGAGTACGTATGAGTTATCTTACCATCTAATGTAGTAAACTCCTTACTTGAATATGTATATTTTTCTATATCCTTATCTTCTATATTTTCATTTTTTAATTTATTATACATTAAATCTTTAGTTCCTGTAGAAAAAATCCCGTTTTCCTCTAATTTGTTGTCTCTCTTAAATTTATTTAACGCTCTTTCTGTTTCGGGTCCGAATAACCCATCGACACCATACACCGGTAATTCATAACCTAATAAAGATAATCCAATCTGAAATGACTCAACATCTTGTTTAAATCTCATATTTTTACGGTCACTTCTTTCGATGTCACCTTCAATATTGTTAATATTAACTAATAATTGATTACTATCAGCATCGACTAATTCAGCCTTGTCTGCTTGTTCATTTAATCCTTTTGATTCATTTATTTTTTCTTTAAGTTTTCTTACGAACTCTTTTTGAATCATCTTAACAAACTTAACATATGGTGAATCACCTCTATCTTTACTATACTTGTACTTACCTTCAGGTTTTCTCTTACCTCTTCCGAAGTAATTTAACGCAGATATGTTTGTAATACATTTGTGTCCACCTGAGTTAGCTTGAATCATTTCCCATGCCGGTACACCTAACTTATCTAATATAGCCCACTCATCTTCAGTTAACTTAGTAGATGGTTTGTCCATAATATCTTTTAATTTTTCCATATAGTCATCACCCCCATCCATTGAACGAACCTTATCACCATAAAAGGCTTCTAAATCCGCATTAGTGAAACCAACTGACTCATCTCCAAATTGTTTATTACCTTCTGATATCCATTTGATAGTAGATAAAGGAATTATCTTTTCTCTTAATTGACTCTCCCATTTACTTAATACTTCTTGAGCTATATCACCTAAGTTAACACCTTTCAATTCTCTCTCACCTTTAAATGGGTTACATGACGCTTGTACTAACCCCATTGGCCAAGCGATTACTATAAAGTCAGCTTCAGGATTATTTTTAAATGGAGTATAACGGTCATAAGAACCTGGTTTAAACATTGAACCTCCTCCGTATTGTACTATAATTCCGTCATCAACATAAACTTTATCACTATCTTTTTGTTTCTGTACATAATCTTTTTGATTTAAAGCCATCTCTTCAGGTAACGCATACCCCTTTTCAGCAGCTAATCTATTAATGTTTTGAAATATGTTTAATAGTGATGGTTGAGATGTCATTACTAAATCTTCCATAAAACCTGGTTTATTCTTATAAGCTAACATAAGTTTGTTAGTTGCTAAACCTAAGGCCATTTTATTTTTCTGTAATGACTTATCTTTTTGTAATTTAAATACAAAATTCATTATATCTTGTGGTTCTAACCCATACTTAGCAAAATCTGCAGAATCGACTGTAGATATTAATCTAATATCATCGGCAGTAAAGATATCACTTGGTGACATTATTTGAGATAAAGTCTCAACATTTGAACGTGACGACCTGAATGATGTTGATGTGTCGCCTTCCACACCTGTTTGACTATCATGATGGTCTGTATGTACAACAAACATCGGCTTTCCATGTGCGAAATCAACTAAAACCGGCATCGTATCACCTTTAGCATCTTGTTTCTTTACCGCAAATTCCTTATCACCGTATTGTATTATTTCAGAATCAACAACTTTAATTCCATTATTCTCTAAATAATTTTTCATAGCTAAGGCAGTCGTAACACCGTCTAAATCTTGATGAAAATATATTTTAGCTTTCTCATATCTCTTAGATAAATCGTTGATATTTCTTAATCCTGATTCTTTAATTAATTTTTTCATGATATAAACATATTTTTTTCTTTTGTTCTTCTATTCTTAAGACCATCATTCGAGGACTTATATGATAAAATACTTTCTGCCGCTTTTTTATTTTGACCAGATTTAACATATTGTATAAATCTTGACATTCTAACTGAATCACATCCAGTATTAAAAACTAATGATATTAACGAATCAAATTGTCCTTGAGTTAACATATACGTTTTTAATCCTTTATCTTTCCATTCCCCTAAAAATCTTCTAACGCAGTCGGCAGCCTCCGAAGCATCTTTATAAAGTAACTCTAACGCAGTTTTTTCATCTATCACTAAACCACCTTTTACATCACCGCCAGTGTGTCCATAACCGATAGTTAAAACTCCACTTGTGTCTTTATAAGCCTTTAATACTGGCGCCTTTATGTTACCAATTGGTTTTTTGGGGTCACCTTCTTCAAATTTAATATGGTCCCAAAAGTTTTGACTGGCCTTCATTATCGTACCATCTTTTTTGTCAGAGTCACTTTCAATTAAATACATTTTACGTATTTGAGACTCTTCCGATTCATTTATAAATAACTTTGACATAAAAACTTTTATTAATAAATATCTATAATAACAAAAAACCCCTCACTTTGTAGGGGTTTCACTCATTAATGATATTGAACATGCGATGATATTATCAAACCACACTTTTTTAGGGTTACTTAGACTTCCTTTTTTAAATGTTTTTACATGACCATCAGTTGTTACTATAGTGATTGAGTCGTGGTTCTTAATACTAATTTCTCGTATGTTCATCTAAAACTAACTTCAACTGTTTTTGTTCAGTTTGATACTCTTTTAGTCTTTCTCTGGCAACTTCACAGTAATTTTTACTGATATCCATACCAATCCAAGGTCTACCTAACATTTCCGCAGCTAAACAAGTAGTCCCACTTCCGTTGAATGGGTCCATAACTACATCTTCTTTATATGAAAGAATTTTAATCGCCCTATATGGTATATCCAATGAAAATGTCGCCTTTGTTTTTTGTCTTGTATCCGCAAAATAATTCCACTGACCAAAGACTAAAGACATAAAATCTTTTTTATCTTTATCCTCATAGACTAACTTCTTTCTAAACTCACCTTCAATTTTTTCATTAGGAACCATTTGAAACTCACCTTTCCATTGAGGGGTTCCTTTAATATCTTTCTTATGTTTTTTCTTATAAGCAAGAATCACACACTCCTTAGGATTATAGATATATGGTGAAGACGGGCTCATCCAACTACCCCAAGCAGTTGTTTTTGAACGATGTGGGGAATCTTCTTCTAAATCTACAATACCAAAGAAACCAAACCCAATCTCTTTCATTATCATCCAAAATTCAGCAGAAAAATATATTCTACCACCTTTTTTTTGTCTGTTAATTTCGTAAGGAATGTTTAGTGCTATACGACCATCGTCTTTAAGTACTCGATAAGTCTCTCTTAACCATTCTCTTGTAAATTTCCAGTACTCGGCTATTTCTTTATCATCATCCCAACTATCATAATCAATACCAACACCATAAGGTGGACTAGTAACAACTAAGTCTACAGTTTTTTCGGACATCTCCGACATAAGTTTACGGCCATCACCGCAATAAATTTTATTCTTCTCCATTTTGTTCAATTGTTTTAATTCTTCTATCTAAATAAAATAACGCTTTTTTTAAATCTTGTACAGGTGGGTTGTCATCTTTTTTTCCACTTCTAACTATATACTTTAATACGTTAAATAGATATGCATCTTCATCTAACCCTGTAGCTTCTGCTATTTTTATAACCTCATATGGGTTATCTTCACCACCATAATGGTCAGGGTGTGATACTAATTCTTTACTCATTACCTTTAGCTTTTAAAACATAATAGTCATCAGCGTGTTTACTAACCTCTATTAAGTCTCTATTAATTAATTGTTTTAAAATTATTCTAGTTTTTTCTGTAGACTCACATAAAATATAATCCGATATGTAATTGATATGAATAGGTACCCTAAGTTTACCTGTTAACATATTCATACGTTCTGTTGGTATTTCAAATTTTTCACTCATAGTATTATCATTTAATTATTAATTTTCCATTTATTGTAAGGTATCATACTATAAGGATGTCTTTCAAAAAAACTTTCATGAATAAAAGTATACTCATTTTCTTGTTTTTTATCAAGATACGCACCCCAAAATGATAACGTTGAATTTGATAATATGTGTTTATCACACATACTCATCATATGAACCGCAATATACGGGTCTTCATCAATATAAACAAACTTTTCCTTAGGAAACCCTAATTTGTTTACGAAATTTTTGGCAGATTCTAAATTATCTGAAAACACAAGTACTTTATGTCCCTCACTCTCATTATTTAAAATTTTAATAACCCATTCTTCAGGTATTAATTTTATATCAAAAAAATTATCTTGTCTACCTCCACCCATTCTTAGATGTAAGGATATACTATTTTTAAATAAACTACCATAATTGTATTCAATATAATTTGTTATATTTTCATCAGGTTCGAATATTTCTAAAATATAATCCCTCTCGTGATGCCAATACAATTTATTAAAAAAGTAACCCTGAAATAGGTAAGGTGGTTTTACTTTTTGTTTTAAATCGTAGTACACTCCACCTTCACCAGTATCTATATCCCACCCTAAACTTTGGTCAAACCACCATTCAAAGGCATTAGGTCTACTATCGAACCACGGTAATTTAGGGTAAACATCACCAAATGATATATGTGGGTCTTTTAATATGTGTCCACCCCATGGGTCAAAATGTATATTTCTACCATTTCGATTAAGATGTTTATTAAATTTAGAACTCTCTGATTGATGTGTAGTCCAATAACCAACAATTGGGTCATAACCCATTTCTTTAGCGTAGACCATTAAGGTTGCTGTCTGAAACATCATATTACCCAAACCACCCGCTAAAAGAACTGATACAGTTTTATCTGTAATATTAACGTCTATAGGGTTTTGAAGTTTCATTAGTTTTGAGGTTTTTTTATTAAGACCCATTTATGTTCAGAATTTAGTTCAACACTTAGAACAAATTCTTGATTCCACATTTCAGGTTCTATTAATGATAAGAAATATTTTCCATCATCTCCATAATAAAGATAATAAATATGACCTATTATCGGCTCAAAAGAAAATTTAGACTCATACACTATTTGATTTAATTTAACTTCATCAACTAAATTATTATATTCATCTACTAATTCTTGGTATTTTTTATTGAATTTTTTCTGTATCTTTTGTACATTCCTTTGTTTGTAGGATGAAATATCTTCTATTTTAATAACGGGCGCCGATACGCTACTCCCATAAGGTAATATATTTGCGTTATATTTTTGAGTTTCTTCGTCCCATACAATATGGTCAGGTTTTTTAAGTTTAATGTTACTCATCTTAGGACTTTAATTCTTGAATTTTAATTGTTTGAAAAATATAGTTCATAACCTTTCTCTTAGCTATAGATAAAATAGAACCTTCTAACGGAAATTTTTCTTCATACCTAACCCTAAAAATAGGATATGAATCTTCTATCTGTTTTAAAAACTTTTCTGATTTTTTTTCATTGAAAATAATAGCTTTACTTCTAATTAAATTAATTAGACTTTTTTTATCGGTTACGTCTATCACGTCACCTTTATAAATTAAATCTACTTTACATTTATTTTCATTAGTTGTTTTAGTGTAGGTATTAATTCTATATTGATAAACATGTAATAACTCATCATACACAATATAAAAAAACCCTATACCTGGTTTAGTATTTGTTTTTTTAAGGTCATTAAAGACAATTCGTATTGAAACATTATCATATAGTAATGTCCATATAGACTTACCTATTAAAAATAAATCCGTTAATCTACTCTGAGAAAACTTTATAATCTTTGATATTTCTTCTTTAGTTTCTTTACTATGTCTTAAATTATTATACACCAAGTCGTCTAATAATATTTCATCATCAATATCGTCTGGTTCCCTATTAAGTGTAATATATCTAGAACGGTCCTTAATTGAACCAACGTTAGCTAAATGTAACGACAATTCTTGGAAGGATGGGTATAACTTAAATTCATCAAAGTCCTTATCAACTTTGGTAATATAGTCCATTAGAACATATTGTTTATGCTCTAAATCTATAGGTTCTTGTAAAATCCAATTGGTATCTAATCTCATATTCTCTTTAGTCTTCCTTTTTCCCAAACACTGTGGTTGGGCCCAAGCCTGTACCTAAAATAAGGCGAAGTATTGGCTCTGTAAAGACTAACGAGTCCAGCATCTTTCATTGAACTGAACATTGTTGAGAGATATCCTGAAAATACTACGTCTTCAGGGTCTTTTTCTAAGACATTAATTAAGAAATCTCTCTTACTGGCTGGTTCCCCTTCATTTGTTTTTTGAGTTATATAATTTAAAAATTTAATGTAAGCATTATCAGGATTTCTACTTTCAAAACGGTAATTTGAATGTGAGTTTACAGGGTTCCAAAACTTAAAACCTTCTTGATTACCCACACTTAACTCTTCATGTAATTCTTCAATAAAGAAATTAAATATATCTCTAATAACTTTATAATTAGTATGTATAGTATTTTGACTTAATAAATGTGCTAAATCATATGGGTCCGATTTAGACTCAAGATATTCTACCATTTCATATAGAGGTCTCCTATCATAAACATAATTTGGAGTACTGTTTCTTAATTCCCTAAATTCTATTTCCTCATCGTTATCACTTACTTTAATCATAATACGTTTTTCACCATACCAACCGACTACAAGTGGTCTCGTACCTTTATCATCACCAATTATATTAACTAACTTATCGTATAAAACATATTTTCTAATTTTACTAAAATTAAACTTATTTTCTCTAATAAGTTTAATTAACATAATCTCTAAACTTTTAGATTCATCAACTTTATGATTTTCTTCAATATCTTTTTCAATCGAATTGAAAGCTGAATTTGTTTTTAAAAAACCTAACAGATTAGAATTAAAATTATCTTTAGCATCAAAAAGTGAGTACCTATCCTCAGCTACATTATAATGAATGGCGATTTTATAATAATCATTATCTTTATTTAAATTTTTAAATATAAAATAATACAAAGGACCTCTATCATTATAGGCTCTAAATGCGTTACCACCAGATGTGGCTGACGTACACCATTTGGTACCCTGACCATAATAACATGATGATTTTTGAGTAAGTGGTTTAACTATTAAAACTTCAGAGTCCTCATATATCTTTGAGGTGCCCGATTCTACTTTAGTTTTTTCTTCACTTTTTGTGTCACCGTAAACTTCTAACGCATCGATAAGGTCATGAAGGTTTTTATATTGATTAATATCTTTGTATTGTAAGTTTTTCCTTACTCTATCAAATTTTTCAATCCAATTAATTACACTATCTAAAGAAATAATTGTATTACCAAAGTCATCAAAATTTCTTTTAAGTACCCAATTTACATATTTATAATTTGTTTTCTTATTGAATTCATGGTCTAAGAACTCCTCTATTGTTTTGCGTAACTCAGGGTTCTCATCAAAACGATTGAGTATATCTTCTCTTCTACCTTCTATTAAATTTAATAACTTCATTATTCTGTTCTAAAAACGTGAAACCAAGTATCACCTATCATTACTTCATTATCTAACCCATCGTAACTACTAAGAGAATTACCCACACCATCGCTATCAATTGCTGACTCAAATAACGCATCTTTATCGACATAGTCACTTATATCTAAACCATAATCGGTCATACTAGCCATCATATCATACATGACATCATTAACTCTACTATTTACCATATCTTCAATTTGTTCCTCTGTCGGTTCACCTTCAGGGTCAGATTCAATATATGTTATTTCATCATCTATTTCATTCCATCTATCTTCAGCTAATTCTACCTCATCTTCATTATATACGTCATCTACATTTCTAGTTATCTCATCTAACTCTTCTGCCTCTTCTTTTAATTTGGCTACTTGAGATTCTTGTTCGTCTGATAGTGGTAATTCGTCTGTATCAAAATATGATTCATAATTATTATTTACATCATCTTCAAACATATCATAAAAATAATCTCTAACTTCCTGCTCATCAATATGACTTTCAATAAACGAGCTACTCCATCCGTCAGCCCCTTGGTCATCCCATAGTCCTTCCATATATTCTTTAGCCGCTTGCCATACTTCATCCCACGTACCAACAGCAAAGGTTATTCCAGTATCATCATCACCTACCCATTCAAATGTTGGTAAATCATAATGATTATACTGTGACGGGATTAAATCATATATAGACTCACCTTCTTCTTCTAAAACAGATACGCCGTACTCATCAACCATAACTTCAAATACCGCATTAGCCTCCAGCGCTTGTTGGTCAGGTTCGTTTTCTAAATTCCATGAATCCTCTTCTTTTCTTTCATCCGCATCAGCCCTTAACTGAGCAATTCTACGTCTTTCAGCCACTCTTCTTAATCTTTCTCTTTCAAGTCTAGCCGCCTCTTTATCTTTAAAGATATTAATCTCTCTTTGGTAGTTAGTATTAATGTATTTATCAATCGCGTTTTGAATTTCATCATATTCTGGAGTACCTAATATCCACCCATCTTTAAAAGATTTATCAGGTGCATCATAGAATGTTTTATCTCCATCATATTTTTGTAATAAAGCCACTTTATAATATTTGTCATTACTTTTTGCTTTTTTATCTAAGATATAGAAAAGTTTACCATCTACATTGTAGTTATCGAAATGTGAAGAACCATTCATAGAGGCAGTACACCACTTAGTACCAGCACCATAATAACAACTCGCCTTATGTGTTTGAGGAGTTACAACCGTAAATCGGTCATCTTCATAAACAACATCAGCACCATCAACAGATTTAACTGTACGTCTAACTTTATTCTCATGATTATTAATAGCAGTTATTATCTCATCTAAAGTTTTAAATTGATTAATATCTTTTTGTTGTAGAGCTTGTTGGTACTTAATAAATTTCTCAACTACTTTTTCAGCTTTACTTAAATTCTCATCAAAATTTTCTGTAGGTATAACTTTACCTAAAAATGTAAGGAATTTTTGATTAGGGGCTAATTGTCTAGATAGGGTAAAAACTTTTTTAAGTTGTTCGTCAGAAAACTTGTCTCTAAACATTCTTAAAAAATCATCCTTCCTACTTTCTAATAAAACTTGACTAAGATTCATAATATTGTACTTTTATCATAAATATAAATAAAAACCGATTATTACACTAATTCATGGTTACTTATATTTATTATTATAAACTTTACTAAAAAAATATCAACTATGGGATGCGGATGTAAAAACAAAAACAAAAACCAAACAAAACAAAGTTCACAAACTGTTAAAAGTACAAACACTCAAACTGTTAAAGAAGCCATCAAAAAGACGGTTGAAAAGTATTACGATAAGAAGTAATTAAACAAAATAAGGGATTGGGGTAAATAGGTGAGGTAAAACTCACCTTTTTTTATATTTATATGTAAATAACGTGTTATGAAAGAAAAAATTATCAATATACTATCGGGAGGTTCAGGTGAGGTTGAAGACTTTATCAACCGTTATCTCAATGGAGATAAGGATAGTTTTTTTGATTTGTTAGAAAGGTTTGGGTTACTTCAAAACTCCGACACATACGAAAGTGTTATTGAAATGTTTCCAATGACTTATCTAAGAAAGAGTTATATTGATGACCGTAAAAAAACTATCGATAACATTGTTTCCACTTATAGTGATATAACTAAGAAAGGTGATAAATATTTTTTAACTCTTGGTGAAAGGTCAGACTTAAGTATTTTTTTTAAATCAGATGACGGTAATCGTGAAATGTCATCATCGGAAATGGTTAAAAATATTTTAGGTGAAGATGATTGGTTCGAACCATTTAGCGATGTTACTCAAAATTTGTATACCGATGTTATTGAAGAGTTAAATGAAAAAAATAAATTCTTACTTGCCAAATCAATATCTGAAGAATTATCAGGAACTCAAATTTCACCCGAAACTGAGTTATTAGAAAATATGGCTAAAGACCAAGGTCACCCCGATTATGTTGATGTTAAAGACCCTATGTTAGTAATGGATATTTTAGAAGAAGATGAAACATCTACTAAAGTTTTATTAGATGAAGCTTCTGAAGTTTCAAGTAATTTATATTCACTTCACCATAACTCATATAATACAGCATATACCGATGAAAAGTATAATGAAATAATGAGTGAAGTTAGAAGTTTATTGGAGATAGATAATAGTGGTGATTGGGAATCTAAGACCATAAAGAATAGTAAAGGTGAGGAGAAAACTATATATAACTACATCATTGAAGTTACCAAATTCATACCTTTTTTATTTAGTTCAATTTTTAATGATGACTATCAATTAGATGATTATAGAAATGCATTTGACTATTATGGTGACTTTGAAGACCTCACTAAAGAAATGATTACTGAGGAAGTAATTGAAGGTGCATCAATGAGTAGAAGTTATTATGATTATGCCGACCATACTTTAGTTAAAAAGTATTTAAATGATATGATTATTGATTACGTTTAAACTTTCCCTCTAACTCAGTTAGTTCACCATCTTTATCCTTTAAGATTAATTCTTGTTCCTTAATTGCTTCAAATAATACTGAGATTAATTGTTCATAACTAACTTTATAACCTCTTTCTTCTGAACCACCAATTAATTCAGGTAAAACTTCTTTTACCTCTTGAGCAATAACTCCAATATCTTTTCTACCACCATCAAGTAAAACGGTACCATCGAGATTTTCTTCTTTCCATATAAATTCAACACCACGTAGATTTAAAACTTTCTGTAAAGGTGTATCAATTTTTTTAATATTTTCCTTTAATCTTTTATCGGAAAAAGAACCCGCCGGACCTTGGGCTCCTGCCGGTCCTTGAGTTCCTTGAATACCTTGTGAGCCTTGACTTGAAGTTCGTCCTTTTAAACCTTTTTCTCCGGTTCTACCTTTAATCCCTTTAAGTCCTTTTGGTCCTTTTTGTCCTGCTGGCCCTGTTGGTCCGCCAGAACCTGTAGGTCCTTTTGGACCTTGCGGACCTTGTGGTCCATCTTTACCAAGTACACCTTTTGGACCTTTAGGTCCTTTATAACCTTTATGTCCTTTTAGGCCTTTTGGTCCTTTAGCTCCTTTAGGACCTTTAGGTCCTTTAAGACCTTTTTCAGTACTTGCCGGTCCTTGTGGTCCTGTATCACCTACGTCTCCTGACCCTTGAGATAATCTTGGTCCTTTTAAACCTTGGGGTCCTTGCGGTCCTCTAGGACCTTTGTAACCTTTTGGACCTTTAAATCCTTTTTCCCCTGTATTCCCCTTATGACCTTTAGGTCCTTTGGGTCCTTGTCCACCTTTGAACCCTTTAGGTCCTTTTGGTCCTTGACTACCTACATTTCCTCTTGGTCCCTTTTCTGAACTTGCCGGACCTTCTTTACCTGTCGGACCTGTCGCCCCTCCAGAGGCTTTGGGTCCTTGTGGACCTGTAGGCCCTTGCGGTCCTCGTGGTCCTTGGGGTCCTCGTGGTCCTGGCTCATTACCATCAGCACCTACAGCCCCTTTAGGTCCTTGTGGACCTTGTCCAGGTTGATAACCTGTAGGTCCTTGTGGACCTTGTCCACCTCTCGGACCTTTAATACCTTTATTACCTTTATCCGTACTTGCCGGACCTTGTGGTCCTGTAGGTCCATTAAGACCTTGACTAGCTTTAGGTCCTTGTGGTCCTTGTGAACCCTGAGGCCCTCTTGGACCCTTATTACCTTCTGGTCCCCTAACAGAACTTGCCGGTCCTTGTGGACCTTGTTGACCCGTTGCCGCTCTCGGCCCTTTGTAACCCTTAATACCTTTATCTGATGTTTGTGATTTAAGACCACCTTTTAAACCTTTATTACCTTTATCAGTACTTGATGGACCTGTCGGTCCTTGTGGACCTGTATCACCACCAGAACCTTGTGTTGCCTTAGGCCCTTGTGGTCCTAAATCACCTTTAATACCTTTATTACCTTGTGGACCTCTATCTGTACTTGCCGGACCTTGTGGTCCTGTAGGTCCATTAAGACCTTGACTAGCTTTAGAACCTTGTGGTCCTT